GGGGTTTCCTTGTTCCATAGTGATCCGTAGTGTAGTTCATTGATTCTGGTGATGCAATGCACCCATTGGGTTTTTGATTTTTGAAAAAATTTTCACGGGTTCTGTGATGCCGCCCCGCCAGTGACCCACCCGCCTCCGGCCCTCCCCCGCCCCCGTCGAACCCAGCGCCGCCCGGGTACCACCCCAGCGTGGCCGCGGATCCCCGCGCCCCAGCGGGTCCAGGGAATCGCTGACCCAGCGGGTCCAGGGAATCGCTGACCCAGCGGGTCCAGGTGATCCGCGGATCTGGCGCTGCTGATCTGGCGAATGATCACCGGATCCAGGGGGTCCAGATTGTCCAGGGGAATCCTGACCCCCTGGGTTCATGCGGTCCAGCGGGTCCAGGGAATTCCCGGGAAATCCTGGGGGAAAACCTGACCCAGCGGGCAAAAAGGGGCCGCGGTGACAAAAGCGCCTTTCGCGCGCAGGAGGCGTTTAATAGAGTACTTTTCGATTTGCACAGATTTTAAGCAATCCCAGAAACCTACCCCCTGAGACAAAAGGGCCATTTGTCACTAGCTTACACCCAGCTGACACCGTGAACCCAGCGGGTCAGGGAAAATACTGATGATCTTTTTTTGCTGCACCTATTGACAATAATCACCCGCTGGGTTATATTTACATCACCGTAACCCGTAACCCTGAAAGGACCTGATCATGAACAAGAGCGAAATCCGCGAAGTCTCGAAGATCGCACAATACCGCGCCGCAGGCCTGGGCGCTGATTTTGTAGCCCGTGCGCTGTCTGCCCTGATCCGCGCCGCCCGTACAAATAAGAGCCGCGCCGCGCTGATGGAATACGCCCAGATCTTCGCTGTCGCTGATCACCCTGAATTCATTGTCTGATGTAACCCAGGGGGCGCGAAGCCCCCGCCCTGTAACCCGTAACCTGAGGAAATCAAAATGAGCCGTCACCAATTAACGTACATCGATTTGCACCCTGAACCTGTGCGCCAGGATCCGCCCGATTGGCTGATCATTGTCGGCGCTGTCCTGGCGCTGCTGGCCCTGTACGTGATCACCGTTTTTCTGTTCACCCTGTAACCCGTAACCCTGAAAGGATCGCATCATGAATGCACCCGTGAAAACCCCCGTTATCCTGTCCGCCCTGGTGGACCGTCTCGCCGCGGTGAAAGCTGCGGCCGCTGATCTGGCCGCTGAGGAAAAATCCCTGAAGGCTGAACTGATCGCCGCGGGTCTGCCCGTGATCGAAGGATCCGCGCACCGTGTTGCCGTTTCGTTTTGTGCTGGCCGTGAAGTGATCGACTGGCAGACTATCGCGGAAAAGCTGAACCCGTCCCGCCAATTGATCACCGCGCACACTGCCCAGGGTGAACCGTTTTACACTGTCCGCGTGTCCGCCAGGAAGGGGGCCTGATCATGAAAGCCGATCGTTTTGATTTCACTGGCCGCAAACCCTCAATGCGTCAATGCCTGGCCGCTGCCCAGCGCCTGGCGAAAACTGGCGCCGATCATATCGAGCTGGCCTGGGGTGAAAACTGGCTGCAGCTGATGCGCCAAGCTAACGGATACTGGGCGGGTTTTGGATTCATCCGAGACATTGACGCCGATCGAATCGCTCGGGAGATGAATCATGCATAACCCGATCGATGCTGAATTCATGCGCCGTCACTTTACCCTGGTGACCGTCACCGATAAACCCGCGCCCCAGGTTCACCCCCTGGACCCGCAGGATCTGCGGGAAATCCTGGCCGCGATCACTTCGGCCGCCGCCCGACTGCGGGGGACCCGCTGCCCGTTTTCTGACAATCGCGCCGCGGGTGAACTGGACTATTCCGCGGCCGTGATCCGCGAAGCCCTGGAAAGGATCTAAAAATGACCGCTTACCATTTTGTCCCCGTGTCCGCCAATCGAAAGACTGGACCGATACCCGTCACCTATTCTGAGCGGGGGACCTGCCCGCCCAGCTGCCCGCATTATCGGGCGGACTGCTACGCGGAGGACTATTACACCCGGATGACCTGGGACAAGGTCCCCGCCCGCGGGGGATCCCTGGCGGACCTGTGCGCCAGGATCGCCGCGTTGCCCGCGGGGTCCTTGTGGCGTCACAATGTCGCGGGGGACCTGCCTGGATCTGGTGAAGATCTGGACCCCGCTGCCCTGGGCGAGATCGTCCGCGCCAATATCGGCCGCCGCGGGTTCACGTACACCCACAAGAAAAGCCCGGAAGCCCTGGACTGGGTCCGGCATGCGAACACTTGGGGGTTTACCGTGAACCTGTCCGCGGATGACGCGGGCGAAGCTGACACCCTGGCGGAAGCTGACGCGGGGCCAGTGTGCGCGATTGTCCCCCAGGACACCCCCGCGAAGTCCTGGACCCCCGCGGGGCGGGTGATCATTGTTTGCCCAGCGCAAACCCGGGACGATGTTACCTGTCAGTCCTGCGGATTGTGCGCGATCCCTGACCGCCAGGTAATCATCGGTTTCCGCGCCCACGGGACCCGCGCCGCGGTGACTGACGCGAAGGCCCGCCGCGTGATCCCTATTGTGAAAGGATGACAATATGCCCAAAAAACTATTTTTCGATCTGATCCGCGCTGGCGGGATCCGTGAACCTGTCCAGTATTACCCGATTGTTTTCCTGCGGGGGACTGAATCCTGGCGTTTAGCTTTGCACCGGGACCCCGTCCTGGCGGGGAAGGGTGACTGGATTGTCTCTGACCCCGTGAGCGGGTATCGGGTGACCCGCGTCACCGCGTCATTTAAGGGGGTCCCCGTGTCTTCGAAGGATCTGACCGTCACCCAGGCCCGCGGCGCTGCCCTGGCGGATCTGGATCTGACCGTTGACCGTGTCGGACTGGATCGATTCTCTGCGGTCCTGGCCGCTGCTCAAAACCCGAAACCCGCTCACCCCCTGAAAGGATGAAATCATGCCCCTGGATCTGATGAAATTACCCGCTGATGAAGCTGAGGCCCTGGCCTATTCCGAAGGGTTCACCGGGACCGCGTCACTGTTCGCCAGGATCGCGGACCTGCAGAAAGCCCTGGGGGAAGCCGTCGCCCAGATTGAACAGCTGGAAGCTGATCTCCGCGCTGCCCAGTTCGTGAACCGATATGAACGGGCATTCCCGCGGGGGGATTGATGCTGACCTTGTCTGTTTTTGTCTCGCTGATCTTCGCCGCTGTCCGCGCCCTGCTGCTGCTGATCGCGTCACTGATCAAACCCTGAAACCCGCGCCCCAGGGGATCCCCTGGGGCCTTTTTTCGCCATTGAAAGGATGACATCATGCCCGATGCAAAACCCGCCCCGCTGCCCCTGTTCGCCCAGGATCTGGCCGCGCTGATCACGCGCCGCGGACTGGATGAAACCCGCGCCGCTGGCCTGCTGGGGGTCCCCGTGTTCACGCTCAGAAAATGGACCGCGGGGACCCGCGCCCCCAGCGCCGCGGCTGTCCGCCTGCTGGATGTCCTGGTGACCCTGGACACCCTGGCCCCCGCGCTGCTGGACGCGCTGACCCCGCCCGCCAGCGCCCCCAAGCGGCCCCGGGGGCGACCGAAGGCCAAGGCTGACTAAGGCTCCCAACCAGCCAACGGCCCCAAGTTTTAAGGCATCGAACCAACCGATGGCCCCAAGTTTTAAGGCATCGAACCATGGGACAATCCAAAAATGCACCTGATCATTTACTCGAAAAGCCACTGCCCCAACTGTGAAATCGCCAAGGATTTGCTGGGACAGGCTGGCATGGACTACCTCGAACGCAGCGTGGACGAGGAGCAGTGGCGCGATGTGTTCACGCGCACATACCCCGATCTCAGGCAGATGCCCCAGATCTTCTACAAAGGCGAACGCATTGGTGGCCTGGCTGGCCTGCGTGAGTGGCTCAAGTGGCGCAAGGAGCACCAGTAAAAAAGGCCCGGTGATCCCGGGCCTTCTTCATTCCATCGTGTCGGGGCCATACCCCTTGACCAGCTTGCGCTCGTAACCCTTCTCGTAGGCGTGGCGGTAGATGTAGTCTGCGTGGCGCTGCTTGGCCTTGATGACCTTCTCGCGGTATGCCTTGAACATGGTGGGCAGACTCGGGTTGATGGCCCATGTGACCTTCTTCTTGTGCAGTTCGCTCTCCACCTGCACAACCCAGCCCGCCTGCTCCAGCACCAGCATGGCGTCCATGACCGCCTGATCCTTCTGCCAGTCGGTCTTGCCCTCAAGCTGACGCCGCGCTGACTTCTTCAGGGTGCGCAGGTCGATCATCTGCGTGTCCCCGCTGATCTGGATCACATGGTCGATCACCCACTGGTCGAAGTCGTTCGTGATCGCACCACCCACCTCACCCAGCGAGTACCGGTAGGCCGGGATCACGTAGCCACGGATCAGGCTCACGACCCTGTGGACAACCTCGGCCTGCACCTGCGGCGCAAACGGAGACTCGATGATGTGGAACAGCAGGATCAGACGGCCAGCAAGACCCTCCAGCTTGCCGAACGCCGTCATGTACTCGGTGCCAGAGTCCAGCACCCGCTCGTCCTGTTTGGCCTGCTCATACCACGCTTGGAACTCGCGGAACGCTGTGAATGCTTCTGTGGATAAGTGGTAGGTCTGGGGTGGCAGTGCGAAGGTCAGGCGCAGGGTGTTCTCCCATGCGGCCGCGCTGGTCATGTACTCGGGGATCGGGTGGCCCAGCTTGGTCTTGCTGCCGCGCAGCACGGCTGGTATAAATCGCTGCAACAGGCCATCCGCTGCGAGAGAGGCCAAGTTTTGCCTGAACACTTGGGGCTGGATGTTCCCGTAAATCGAAACCGCAAGGTTCTCGCAGTAAATCGACCCAGCAGCCACCCGGTCCATCTCGTAGTGTTCTGACTCATAGCTGACAACCCATGCTGACCGATCCTCGCCGCTGGTCTTGTCCGTCAGCTTGCGCACCCATGAGTTCATCTCGTCGAGGTGACACAGCAGGCCACGGGGACGATCAGCAGCTTGGCGCACCAGCTTCTGACTCGTGATGTCGCTGACCGTGATCTTGAGCGGCACAGGCTGCGGGGGCATCTCGGGCACACTGGGGGCTTGATCTGCGCCCAGCATGGCTTCAGGGCTGGCTGAGAATTCGAGAAAGGCTTTCTTGGCGCTGGCATAAGCTGCTTCCTTGCCCTCCCAGTCCAACAGTTCCTTGCTATACCGGGGCCGGTCTTCGGCCTCGATGTTCTTCAGGGGCGAGAGCATCGGCCGGGAGCCGGGGGACTTCTTGTCCGCTGGGTCACCGAGGGTCATGAGCCACAGCACGGGCGGCACACGGAACCCGGGCATGAGTTCGAGCCGGATGCGGGCGTCAACGACCCCACAGACAGCGGCCAACCCAGCGAACAAAGGGACCAAAGGGTCACAGCCCACGCTTTCGCTGATCTCTTGTGACCGCTGGCGCAGGATACCGGGCCACAGGTCCATGTTCATCTCGGGCGGCTTGGGGCGCAGGCCGTCCACCACGTCCAGCGGCTCCATGACCGGGATGTCGATCTTGCTGAACAACTCGGACGCATCGGGGATCGGGCGAGTCCAGCCATGCTGGCGGGCGATGTGGAACAGTGTCCCCAACTTGACAGCGGTGGCCTTGTCCGGCCGGAAGCTGACCCACTGCGTCAGGATTTCCCGCTCACCGGGGTACTTGAACTGGGCTGTGGACGACCACTCGTTCCACAGTTGCAGCGCCTGTTCAAGCTGGTCGGTCTGGGTGCCTGCCCAGTGCAGCGCCATACCAATCGACACCCATTCGTCACGGGAGCAGTCAGCGGGCACCGCATCGAGGGCTTGTCTGATCTCCTCCCACGAGGCGTCAATCGCGCCGTCCGTGCTGATCGTGCGCTCTTTGTCCTGCGCCAGCATCCCGTTCCACAGGTCCAGCAGGGGCTGGGGGATCACCGGCAGGCGGGTCCAGTGGCCGCTTCCTGCCCAGTGATAGGGCTGGCGTGTCTCGGGGTGGATGCTGGGCGGCAGCACGTCCTGCACCGTGAGGCCGCTGGCCGTGGCGCAGCGCAACTCGTAGGCGGTGATGCCGTTGTGCAGAATCTTTTTGCTCGGCAGCGCAGCGCCGAAGGGCATCGTGTACAGCAGTTTGCCGTGCCCGGGCTTGCCCGAGTTGATGACCACGGCGTCCGGGGCGTTGTACAGGGCTTGCAGGTCGATGCCGTGCTGGGCCAGCAGGCTGGTAGTGACGGTCCAGTTGTCGATGTCGAGGGCCATCGTGCCGCTGTACGCATGGGCCAGCCCGATGCCGTAGCCCTGCGGCAGATCGGCTTGGGACTTCAGGGCGTTCTCGCGCAGGTTCCAGCCGGGAGTGCGCGGACCCTTGGTGTTCGCTGGGATGGGGACAAGGCTCCAGCCGTGTCGGATGTAGGCGTCAACAGATGCCGGATGGGATTGCACGGTGTGCGCTGCTGTCATATACTTTTCTCGCTGGTGATCGCAGTTGCCAGTTTCTTCATGGATGTCTCCTCAAAGGGTTGCCCCGGGGTTCACAAGACCCCGGGGCATTTTCTTTTCGGAAATTTTTTTGTGGCATGGGTTGCATTGTGGCACAAGTGTGCTACACTTTCAACATCGACACAGAAATTTTTCACCGTCATGATCCCCATCAACAAATCTGCGTACCTGACTGTCCGAGTGGCAGACAAGACGCGCACCAAGTTTCACGCGAAGGCCAGAAAGTTCGGCACACCGAGCGAGGTCTTACGTGAACTCGTTGACGCTTTCATCGAAGATCGCGTCACCATCAACCCACCTGTAACCGGTAATCCCAAGGAGAAACTTTATGAGCCTCGAATCCAAAATTGAAGCCCTGACCCAAGCTGTCGTGACCCTCACTGCCAAGCTGGAATCTGCCAATGTAGCAGCCCCGGCACCTGTTGCACAAGCACCCGCACCCGTGGCTGCTCCTGCACCAGCACCTGTTGCCGCACCGGCTCCCGTGGCCGCTGCTCCTGCGATGCCTGCTCCCCCGGCGTTTGTGGCTCCCGCTCCTGCCGCAACACCTGCTGCTGGTGGCGCACCATTCTCGGATGGTAAGGGTCTGATCGACTACGTGATGGGTGCCTACAAGGCCCTCGGCCCGCAGAAGGGTGCCATGATCCAAGGCGTCCTGACTGGTCTGGGATACCAGAACATCAACGATGTGAAGCCCGAGCACTACGGCCAGTTGTTCGCTGGTGTGGAAGCACTGAAAGGCTGATCATGAACGCCAAAAAGTGCAAACAAATTCGAGCCAGCCTGCGCAAAAGTGGCGTCAACTGGCGCGATGCTCAGTACAAGGTGGGTCCGGGTAGCCGTTTCTTCACTGGTCACGTCACGCTTGACCGCAACTGTGGCCGCGCCGCCTACAAGTGGGTAAAGTTTGGCGCAGACGAAGTTGGTGCTGTCCGATGAGCGATCACGCCAAGCTGTCCCCATCGAAGCGCAGCCGCTGGGCCTTGTGCCCCGGCAGCATTCGAGAGGAGGCCAAGTACCCTGACGAAGGCAGCGGCCCCGCTGCTGCCGATGGCACACACTCACACACGCTGCTGGAAAAGTGCATCCTCCGCGCCTGTAACACTGACTTCTTTGTTGGCACAACATTGACCGATCACGAGGGCACGTTTGTCGTGGATGCTGATCGTGCAGCCCGTGTGCAGACTGCGCTGGACTACATTGAGCAGCGCAAGGCCGAACATTTTGGCTTTTGCAAAGTCATCACTGAAACCCGTGTGGACCCCGAGCACCTGTTGGGTCGCTCCGACCTGTCGGGCACTGTGGACGTGCAGATTCTTGGTGGCGACACCATTGAACTCATTGACTACAAGGACGGCATGGGCATTGTGAAAGCCGAGGGTAACATGCAGCTTGAGCAGTACGCCTACGGTGTGCTGGCAGGCTACAAGCTGCCCGTCAACGGTGACTACCCGTTCAAGACGATCCGCATGACCATCATCCAGCCCAAGCTGGCTCTGAAGGGCATGAAGCCGATCACCTCGCATGAGGTGTCGGTGCGTGACTTGTTGGCGAACATGGGTACAATCATCACGCAAGCCGCTGCCACTGACAAACCAGATGCACCGCTTGTACCGGGTGAAAGTCAATGTAAATTCTGTCGTGCGAAAGGCTCTTGCGCCGCGCTGGCAGGTAACGTAATGAAGGAGGTAGGAATCATGTTCCAGCCAGTCGTAACCGAAACACTCGATGTCGCGCAGCAGTCTGCCGATAAAGACCCGGCCCAGATGGACGATGCCCAGATTCGTCAGATCATGGAAGCCGCACCCCTGATGCGCCAACTCCTCGAAGCAGTGGAAAAAGAAGCCTTGCGCCGTCTGGAAGCGGGCACTCCCATCCCCGGCCTCAAGCTGGTCCACGGTCGTGGCTCTCGCGCTTGGGCGCTGCCCGAGGAGGAGATGGCCGAGAAGCTGGTGAAGATGGGCATCCCCAAAACCGCGATCTATGAAACCAAGCTGGTGACCCCCGCCAAGGCTGAGAAGCTGACGTGGGAGAAACGTGATGGCACCAAGGTGTCTCTCACCGACCGCCAGTTGAAGCGTCTGGATCAGGAGTATGTCGCCAAGCTGGCTGGCAAACTCACCGTGGTCCCCGAATCTGACAGCCGCCCCGCTGTCATCACGAATGCTGCGCCGATGTTCAGCGCAGTAGAAGCAGCACCCGCTGCCGAATCCCTGCCCTCGTGGCTCTCGTAATCACTGAAAGGTAATCGTCATGTCTGAAATCATTTTCCTGTCCAACGTCCGTCTGTCCTTCCCTCACCTCGCTGAACCTCAGAAGCAGGTCAACGAGCAGACCGGCAAAGAGCGCATCTCGTACAACTGCGAGTTCCTGATGCCCCAAGACCATCCCGGCTTCCAGCAGTTCATGGCCCGCTATGGTGCCATTGCACTGGAGAAGTGGAAGGAACACGCACAGGCTGTCATGAACATGATCCAAAACGACCGCAAAACCCGCTGCTACGGTCGTGGCGAGGAGAAGGTCAGCCGCAAGACCATGCAGCCGTATGACGGCTACGCTGGCAACGTGTACATCACTGCTGGCCGCGACACCGCGCCTCAGATGATCCAAGCAGACGGCACACCTGTCGATCCTGCCAACACGATGGCCTACCAGCAACTGGCCCGCAAGATGTACGGCGGCTGCCGTGTCAACGCTGCTGTCAAGCCTTGGCCGCAGGACAACAAGGTCGGCCGTGGCATCCGCTGCGACTTGATCGCTGTCCAGTTTGCTGGTGACGACACACCGTTTGGTGAAGGTGCTGTTGACGCCTCGAACCTGTTCGGCGCTGTCGCTGGTGCTCCTGCTGGCTTTGGTGCTGTGGCTCCCGCTGCTGCCATGCCTGCTGCACCCTTTGGCGCACCTGCTGGCCTGCCATCGTTCTTTGGTCAGTAATTGAATCGGGGCTGAAAGCGGATGCTGCGTAGTGCCGTCACGGACTCTAGAGCGCAGTGCAGCGAGTAGGCCCCACCTACCCGGTAACCGTAATGAGTAAAACACCTGAATACATCGCATGGGTCAACATGCGTCAAAGATGCAACAACCCACATGGTCACAACGCCATTTACTACATTGACGTTTCAGTGTGCGATGAATGGAACGACTTTGCGAGATTCGTTGCAGACATGGGTTTGCGACCAAGCGCCAAGCATCAACTTGACCGGCGCGACAACACCAAGGGTTACTCGAAAGACAACTGCCACTGGGTTGAGAAGAAACCACAAATGCAAAACACGCGACTCAGCAAGTGGTGGGTCATTGACGGCGCACGGTATGCCAGTTTGAGCGAAGCCTCTGCCGCCGTTGGTGTGACAGTCGGCAGAGTTAAAGCATGGTGTGAAGGGCGCACCGATGGTGGCTACACGTACCCTCCGAAGCCAAATTGCTGGTCGGAGAAAAAATATGCGCAATGATTATGTCTACGATGTGGAAACCTACCCCAACGTCTTCACGCTGGCAGTGGAACATGCAGACGCACCGCTGCGCTGGATGTTTGAGATCAGCGACTGGCGCAATGACTCCCGTGAGATCGTCGCGTTCCTCCAGTTCTTGAAAGAGACTGACGCCCGCATGGTGGGCTTCAACAACCTGGGGTTCGACTACCCGGTACTGCACACGCTGATCCGCATGGGTCACAGTGACGCCAACACGCTGTACCAGAAGGCGATGGCGATCATCAACTCGCAGGATGAAGACGGCAGCAAGTGGATGCACCTCGTCAAGCCCACTGATCAGTTCGTCACGCAGATTGACTTGTTCAAGATTCATCACTTCGACAACAAGGCCCGAGCCACCAGCCTCAAGGTGCTGGAGTTCAACATGCGGGCCGACAGCATCGAGGACTTGCCGTTCAAGGTGGGCACCACGCTTACTCGTGAGCAGGTCGAAGTGCTCAAGCGATACAACCAGCACGACGTGAGCATGACCAAGGCGTTCTATCACAAGAGCCTTGACATGATCCACTTCCGCGAGGAGTTGACACGCAAGTACCAGCGTGACTTCATGAACCACAACGACACCAAGATCGGCAAAGACTACTTCGTCATGAAGCTGGAAGAAGCCGGTGTCGCCTGCTACGACTTTGGACCCAAGGGTCGCACACCCCGGCAGACCAAGCGCCCAGTGATCCACCTCAAGGACGCCATCCTGCCGTGGATCAGCTTCGATCAACCCGAGTTCACCAGGGTGCTGGGCTGGCTCAAGGCTCAATCAATCACCGAAACCAAGGGAGTGTTCAATGACCTTACTGCTAGCGTCAATGGATTCACTTTTGTCTTTGGCCTTGGAGGAATCCACGGCTCCGTCGAATCGGAGGTCATCGAGTCAGACGCTGAACACGTCATCGTGGACCTCGATGTCACTTCGTACTATCCAAACTTGGCAATCACGAATGGGTTTCACCCGGCCCATCTGGGCAAGGATTTCGTAAGCATCTACAAGCACCTGTTCGAGCAGCGCAAGCAGTACCCCAAGAAGTCCGCAGAAAGCGCGATGCTGAAGCTGGCGCTCAACGGGGTGTACGGTGACAGCAACAACCAATTTTCAGTGTTCTACGACCCGCTGTACACCATGACCATCACGCTCAATGGTCAACTGCTGCTGTGCTTGCTGGCCGAAGGGTTGATGACGATCCCCGGTCTGCGTCTGATCCAAGTGAACACCGATGGCCTGACCGTGCTGGTGCCACGCACCCACAAAGTGCTGATTGATCTGGCCCGCATGGCGTGGCAGGAGCGCACTGGCCTGAACCTTGAGGAAGCCATCTACAAGGCCATGATGATCCGCGATGTCAACAACTACATTGGCGTGTTCGAGGATGGCAGCACCAAGCGCAAAGGTGCCTACGAGTACAAGATGGGCTGGCACCAGAACGCAGGTGGTCTGGTGGTCGCCAAGGTGGCCGAGAAGGTGCTGGTCGAGGGTGCGCCGATCCGCGAGACCGTGCAGCAGTGGCCCGAGATCATGGACTTCATGCTGCGCACCAAGGTGCCCCGCAGTAGCTATCTGGCAATCGAGTGGGACGGTCAGCCGCCCCAGCAGTTGCAGAACATCACGCGCTACTACATCGCCGAAGGCGGTGGCCGACTGTTCAAGTGGATGCCCCCTCTAAAGGGCAAGCAGGAGTGGCGCAAGATCGGCGTCGAGAGTGGCTGGGGTGTCCAGCCATGCAACGACATCCGCGAAGCTGGCAAGCTGCCGGTTGACTTTGATTACTACGTCCGCGAGGTCGAGAAACTTTGTTTGGGGTTGGCATGACTGGAAATGAAATTGATCTGTTGTCGCGGAACAAGTTCCAACGTCACCCTGACATCGTGGAAATCGAGTTGGCGTTGGCGGCTTGCAAAGAGGAACGCGCACGAATCATCCGTGAGATCGAACGATGCGCGAAGGCAGTGGACGCCGGTGTCAGCAAGCCTGATCTGTGGGCACTGGCTCAATACGTGGAGAAGATGTTATGAAAGCACGAGACATTCAAATCGGTGGTGACCATTACAAGAACATGGGCGTCGAGCCTTGGGATGTGGTGGACACATGGCCCATCGAGCAGCGCATCGGGTTCTACCGTGGCGGCGCTCTCAAGTACGTCATGCGCATGGGCACCAAGGACGAGAACGTCCAAGAGATTCGCAAGGGTGCCCACTATATGCAGAAGCTGGCCGAGGTGCTGCAAGAGCGCGATGACGAAGCGAAACATCGACTTGATGGGGAGTGCGGCGGTGCTTGAAAAAGACATTGAGAAAAAGGTCTGCGACTACGCCAAGTCCAAGGGTGTGCTGGCGTACAAGTTCACCAGCCCCGCCCGCGCCGCTGTGCCTGATCGTCTGTTCATCGGACCCGATGGGCGCATGTGGTTCTGCGAGTTCAAGCGCGAGGGTCAAGTGCCCACGCCAGCGCAGTACCGGGAGCACGACAGACTCAGGCAACAGATGGTCAACGTGTTTGTGATCGACAACGTGGCCGAGGGTAAGTTGATGGTTGACGTGATGGTGATGGGGGCTGTATGAAATTCAAGATTCAAAAAATTGATCCCCCAAAACACGGCAACACCCGAACCCGTCGAGTGTTTGCGTGGAGAAAGACAACGGTTGGTGATTACCAAGTGTGGCTAGAACACTACGAGGTGCATGAAAGATTTTATGAACCCGTGGGTGGTAATGCCGGGTGGTGGTCAGAGACAAGTCGCAACGTATTAGAGTGGTATTACTGATGCTGACACCTGACCTGCTCCACGACTACCAGAAGAAGGCGGTCAACTTCCAATGCACCCATGCCAACTCGATGCTGTGGCTGGACATGGGCTTGGGGAAGACCGTCATCACGCTGACCAGCCTTGCACACCTGATCAACACCGGCTTCCTGCGCGGCGTGATCATCGTTGCCCCGATCCGAGTAATTCGGCTGGTGTGGCGGCAGGAAGCTGCGAAGTGGGAGCACACCAAGCACCTCAAGTTCAGCATGGTCGCGGGCACCAAGGACCAGCGCACCCGCGCTCTCCTGCGCCCTGCTGACGTGTACATGGTGAACTACGAGAACCTTGGTTGGTTGGCCGAAACGCTCCAGACCTACTTCGTCAAAAAAGATCGCCCGATGCCCTTCAACGGAATCGTCTGGGACGAGATCAGCAAGATGAAGAACAGCGCCACGAACCGGGTCAAAGCGTTTCGCAAGATCGCAGACCAGTTCGACTGGACTACGGGCCTCACCGGCACCCCGGCCAGCAACGGCTACAAAGACCTGCACGGCCAGTTCCTCGTGGTGGACAGGGGTGAGCGTCTGGGCACCAGCAAGACGGCCTTCCGCACCCGGTTTTACAAGAAGGTCGGACCGTACAAGGAAGTGCCTTACGAGGACACCGAGGACACCATCAAGAAGCTGATCGGTGACATCACGCTGGAAATGTCAGCCGAGGACTACAACCCGCTGCCGGACCTGATCGTCAACAACATCGAGATCGAGATGCCCGACGATCTGCGGGCCAAGTACGACAGGCTGGAGAAAGAGTTCTTCATGGTGCTGGACAGCGGCAAGGAAGTCGAGGCGTTTAACCAAGCGGCTCTGACCAACAAGTGCCTCCAGTTCTCCAACGGGGCCATGTACCCGATTGCCGGGATGCCGCTGTGGGAGCCGGTTCATGACATGAAGCTGGACGCGCTGGAGGACATCATCGACGAGGCCCAAGGCTCACCGATCCTGTGCGCCTACGCCTACCGCAGCGATGCCGAGCGCATCATGACCCGGTTCAAAGACCTGCGCCCGATCAACCTGACCGAGTGCAAGAGCGAGGCCGCGCTGACCAACGCCATGCACCGCTGGAAGACTGGCGACTGCCAACTGATGATCGGCCACCCTGCGTCGATGGGTCACGGTATCGACGGCCTCCAGAAGAACGGCCACATCCTCGTGTGGTATGGCCTCAACTGGTCGCTGGACCTATACGAGCAGTTCAACGCTCGGGTGCGCCGCCAAGGTCAAGGTGCCCCGGTCATGTGTCACCGCATCCTGATGCAGAGCACCCTTGACCAAGCACAAGCACTGGCCCTCGACGAGAAGGCCACAACCCAAGCTGGGCTGCGCAACGCAGTCAAGCAATACCGTCAATCCAAAGGAGTATGAACATGACAATCGAAGCCATTGAACTTTGGCACAAACGTGCCCGCCCTGAACCCACCGACAAAGACTTCAACGTGCAGCTTGGGTGCCACTTCGAGGAGATTCAAGAGATGGCATCCACACTCGAAGGCGTCGATGTCATCATGATCAAGCTACTCGACGAATTTGATTCGGTCACTTCGCAGATCGCAAGTCGATTGAAAAAAGGACTCAGTGCTGTCGAAATCATCGACCGCAAAGAATTCCTCGATGGTGTTGCCGACCAAGTTGTCACTGGTGTCGGTACAGCTTACTGTGCAGGCATGAAGGGTGCTGACGCTTGTGAGCGTGTGAACACCAGCAACTGGTCCAAGTTTGACGAGAGCGGCCAGCCAATCCGTGACCAGAATGGCAAGATCGCCAAGGGTCCAAATTACCAGCCGCCAGTGCTTGACGGCCTCTATTGAAAGTGTGATACACTTGTTGCACATCAACCAAGGAGTAATTGTAATGTTCCGTGAAGTCATCAACTATCTGAAGAATGTGTACACCGTGCCCACAGCCGAAACCTTGGCGCTGCGGGAACTGGAGGACAGCAAACGCAGGCTGCTGGAGGCCCAGACAGCGCGTGAATACGCTGACTCCATGTGCAAGTACCGCGAGGCACAGATCAAGCGCCTGACGGCATACCTGCACAAGGCCACTGAGGAGCAATCATGACCACATGGCCCTTCCCTCCCCCGGGCGGGCCTGTGCCGTGGACCGCACAGCAGGAACGCGACTACCAGCGCCAGCAGCGTGAACAGCTACCGGAGGCACCGTGGGTACACTGAACCGAGGACGCCGGGTCATTGACACCACTGCGGCCATTGTCGAGTTTGGCGAGATCACTGCGATGGAGTTGGCCGAGTATTTGGGGATCACCCGATATGACGCCCACGCCGTCCTGCGGCGCATGAGCAAGCGCACCAAGGCCGGGGTCAAGCGCATCCATGTCGTGCGGTACATCGACGACCATGACGGTGCCCGCAAGTACCCCCGGGCCGTCTATGCGATGGGTGACAAACCTGACGCCAAAAAGCCCAAGGCTGACCAACTCAGGGTCAAGCGGGAATACTATGCGCGGGTCAAGTCTCGCACGACCATGAACAGCGTGTTCAATCTTGGGATTCAGTGGAGAGCAGCATGAGGAAGCGCAGCAAATACCGACCCAAGGGTGTACGGCTTGACCTTATTGGGTACGTCACGGAATCGCTCAAGCCTGTCGCGGCGCACGAAAGCTACCTGATTGACCTCAAGATCAAGAACAGCGAAGCGATGGTGGCGCTCATGCGCGGCACAGCGGTCAAGGCCGACATCGACACGCTGATCGCCATGTCCAACATCGTCGAAGCCCTCTACCAACTGGGTTTCGGTTCGGAGTACAAAGACGTGGGGATTGACGGACGCGAGGCGCTGCTCCAGATCGTTCACCGCGCCGTGGAAACCAAGCGATTCGTGCCCACGGCCGAACAGATCAAGGCGCTCCAAATGCTCATGGAATTGCACGATGCCCAGATGGATGTGATCACGATCAAAGACATGGAGAGGGCACTGGAATTTGCCCGCGACCAATTCCGCAACAAGCGGATGACCCGACTGCCAACAATTCAGGAGTGGACTGTATGAACTGCTGCGACTATGAGTGCAATGACGCTTTGAATTGCCCAGCCCACGGGGCCAAGGTTGCCAAAGTGAAACAGCGATACCCGAAGCACCCGCAGCCGGTGTTTGTGCCATACATCAACCGGCAACTCAGGGCGCTGGCAAAGTGGATGCTGCTGGCAATCCTTGGCTGGCTGATCTGGGTACCGGTGCTTTACTTGCTCTTGCGGGCATAAAACAGGGTGCGATCCCCGAACAAATAGAACCCGACAGCCCCGGCAAAGTTGTCCACCGACTCGCTGGGGATGTTGTTGATCTTGAGGTATGCCCAAGTACCCAGCACAATGACCCCGACAGCGGGGCGCATCAAGCGCACAGCAGCCTCAACCCACGGGTATGAGGGGTTGGTGCCCCCGGCGTCATTCATCGCCTTGAACATGTCCAGATCGAGTTGGCGCATCTTGACGTACTCGTCCACGTTCACCGGCTTGTAGCTGTCAGTCTGAATAAATCGCCCGATCAGGGATTTCCCTAAGTCGACGGCCAGCGGGCCAAGGGCGGCAAGAATGGTCAACGGGTCCATCACGGGTACTCCTTGCGGGGCAGTTGGAAATGCGGTCCGTCGCGGAAGGTCTTCCAGTCGCCACCCCACTCGACTGGGACTTTGACCTGTTTGGCCGCTTCTTTCATCGCCGCAGCGATCTTGTTGTACAGAGGCCAAGACCAATCGACCTGATCGTCTACCCATGCACCGAGGTCCACCGCTTTGGCGAATCCGTCAGCACCCGGGATGTGCCGAGAGTTCATGGTCTGACTGGCTCCTGACTCCACCAGTGTGCGCTGGCGCTCTGGGGTGCGGACACCTTCAAGAACGGTGAAGTCAACAGTGGTGATCTGGATGGCCCGCTCGACAACCTTCACGAGGTCCGGGTGGACCCCTTGAAGACGCATCTTTGATCGGGGACCGAGGCTGAACACGTCAGGGCTTCCAGTGGCTGGTAATCCAACCGATCATGCCGCCGACACCAGAGGCGATGGTCATGCCCATCCAGAACCCGCCTTTGGACTTGTTGGCAAGTTCAAGAAGCTGGTCAATCTGGGCTTCCATCTTGTCCATCTTTTTGTCCATCACCTGCACTCGTTCCCAGAGCACACCGTATTTCACCGGGTCAAAGTTCGTTTCGTTGAACGCCATTGATTACTCCATAACAAGCGAGTTTTGAATTTCGGCGGCTGGAGCAAGCATGTTCACAGCAGCAGGTGTGCGCAAGACCTTCGACGCAGCCTTGCTAGTTTTCTGGAAGGGGTCTGCCAGCTTCTGACCTTTGGCCTGACGCGCCATCGCTTTTTCAAGCGCGGCAGCGGCCGACGCAGGGTCCAGCATCTCAGCAGCCAACTCGATTGCCAGCTTCTGGTCCAGCTTGCCCTGCATCCGGCGCAGCAGATCGTTGGCGACCGTGGTCACGTTGTTGATGAAGTTGGGAGCGCGGACGCTGCCCATGACCTCGGTGCCCATCAGGTTCACGTCAGGACCAGCCCCACGGGCGGCTGCGGCCTGCGCTTCGGTTTGACGAGCACGGGCCAGATCGGCGCGGACATCCTCGACGATCTTGATCTGCTCGGGGGTCAGCACGTCAGACAGCGCCTCGAAGCGCGATTCACCGGTGGCCCGCTTGATGGTACCCGGGGCGCTTTCCAGCGCACCAGCGTACCCAGCGGCCCGCAGGCGGGCGGTTTCCTCACCCAGTGCAGGCTTGAGTTTGCCTTCAAGGAACTGACCGACCTGCATCTGGTTGATCGGTTTGCTCTGGGCGGCAAAGGTTTCCCGGGCCGTCTTGTAGGCGGGAGCCTTGTCCTCGACCCAGTTGAGGAACTGCGACCGGGTGCCCTTGATTGCACCCACCTCAGCAGCACCGATACCGAACCGCTCGGGGTTCTTGATCAGGTCATCAAAAGCCATCTTCATGGCGTGAAGGCTGCTGCCGGGATACTGGGCCACTTCGCCCGGGATCACGGTCTGACCCATTGGGCGACCGGCTTCATCGACGATGCTGGACGGCACAACTTGAGCAGGACGATTCTGACCAATCTGGAACGGCTGACCTTTTTCCGCAGCCAGATCGGCGGCGCGGGCGATCACCTTGTCCATCGAGGGGCGATCCAGCAGCGAAGCAAACGCATCATCTGCGGCCACCATTGCTTTGTCGGAAATACCGTAGAGTTGACCGGCCGTCGTCTTGCGGGCAGCTTCTGCGGCCTTGAGTTCCGCAGGAGTTTTGCCGACCTGCTGCACGGCAGCAAGCTGCGCCGCCTTTTGAGCCTCGGCCCGCTCATAGAACGGGGTCGGGGTGGTCTTGGCAGCAGACGCCCCCATTGCCGAGAACCGGGTGGCTCCGGCAGGCGCAGCGGCTTCCGCAGCCGTGGGCAGGCTACCCGGGACGATCTCGGACGGCTGGCGCAGGGCGTTGAGCACCTCGGGGCCACGACCCTCCACGGCCGTCAGGTACGCCGCCGACTTGGGGTCGAGGGCGTTGTAGACAGCACCGGCACCCTTTGCCGCCAGCTTGAACGGAGCCTCGATGATCGGGGCGATGGGGCGCATCGGGTTGATCGCGGTACCGGCTTTGGACAGCGCAGCACCAGTCTGCGTGGCACCCAGCTTGGTCGCGGCAGCACCGCCGCCACTGAGCAGCGTGGACAGGTCAGCAGCAGCACCCACGGGGTCTTCGGCAAACGTGCGCTTGATGCCCTCGTAACTGCCGTAGCGGTCCTTGTACATGCCCCCGATGGCGTTGGCTGTCTGGACCGCCCGCTGCGTGGCTTCTGGGTTGGTGTCGAATTTGTCGATGAAGTTGACCACGCCTTGGGGCAGCGCGTTGCGCAGCGCCCCAGCACCAGCATCGAGAATGCCGGTGAGGGTCTGAACCGGGCTGGTCACAGCTTGCAGGACACCACCGACGAAGCGGCCCGCACTCTCGGGCACATTCTTAACGGCCTCCACGGGCACCTCGGTCAGCGAATAACTACGGCGCGGGCCGGGGATGCCGCCAGTGGCAGCAGCAGGAGCAAACTGCTCAAATGGATTAGCAACAGGTGCCTGCGGTTGAGCGGCAAACTGGGCAAACGGGTTTTCTGCCATTTACTTCCCCTTGAGGGCTTTGGCTGCTGCACCAGCGCCAAACACTGCGTCAAACTGCTCGGCGGTACCCTGACCAGCCCGCAGCGCCTGAATTGCGGCAGCGGGGATGTTTGCCGTGCTTGCGCCAGCACCGGGTTGGCGCTTGGGCACCATGATCGGCTCAGTGGTGATACCGGTACCTTCGAGGGCAGCGGCCGGGATTTGCTTGACGCGAGAATTCCACGACTCGGCGCTCTTTTCGGCCGCGAGGCGCGACAGACGGGCCAGTTCAGACAGCGACTTGGCATCGTAGCTAAGTTGACCAGCTTTGGCCTTTTCCAAGAAGTCCCTGTCGGCGTTGGTGAAGCCCTGACCCGCGCCGAGGTTGGACGACTTGATCGCCCCAAGGGTGGTTTCAGCCAGCGAGGACACCAACACCTCGGTGTTCTTGATCTTCTCCGAATCCGTGCCGCCGGCCAGATTGAGCGCCTTGGCAAGCTGCAACCGAGCATTTGCACCAGTGCCAGTGATGACCTTGCCGGTGGAGATCAAATCCATGACTCGATCAGCCGTGGCTGCGGCTTCCGGTGCCTTCTCGGCAGCGGCCAGCTTGGCAGCGTCTTGATCAGCGATCAGGCCACCAAAACGCTCACCGTACTTTTTCTCGGTGCTGACGTTGACATTGGTGGCACCAGCCTTGGCGATGCGAGACTTTTGAGCCTCGACAGCGGAAGGCAGTGGCACATCGGCGTAGGTGCCCACGGTGGTCGGCGCACCGCCCAGACCCGGCAACTGGATCACTTGGCGCTGACCGCTCTGGTCGATAACCTGCGTCGTAGGCTTGTTCAGTTCCATGAACTTCTCAGTACCCAGCTTCGACTGTGCGATCAGTTGAGCGAAAGCCTGCGGACCTTTGGCGATGGCATCATTGATGCGACCGAGGGATTGTTCGGCAGTGATACCCCGAGACTTCAACACAGGACCGAGCACCGGGTCAGCGTGGTTGGCCTGATGCCATGCCAGATACTGCTGGGGTGCGTTGGGGTCCATTGGGTCGATGGTGTCGAGGAATGAGCGCGACTGCTTCAGCTTGGCGTCCACCAGTTCGGTGTCAGCCTTCATCGTTTCACGGCGCGTTTTTACAAATTCTGAATAGCCTTTCAGATCACCGGCTTTCAACAGCGCGTTGGCGATGGCCGTGTCGTCGCTTCCTGCTTGCGCAAGAGCGTTGGTGCGGGCGATGTCCTTCGCTTCAGCGCGTTGCGCCGCACCCAGTTGATACTGAGCCAGTTGGTTCTGATTCTGGGCACTTTGGATCGCGGCCACGCGACCGTATTGAGCCAGCGGGTCTTGAATTTCGATGCCTTTGACACCAAGAGCGATTGCGGGATTGACAGCCATGTTGACTCCTTACCCGATGTTGGCCGTGTACGGCACTTGGTACGACGGGTATGTTGCTGCTGGCGCGGTCGGAGCGCGAAGTGCGTTCAGCATGTTTTGACCTTGCGAGTAGTTCAGGTAGGTACCTAATCCCTGCGTCAGCGCGTTGGCACCACCAACGTAACCGGAGGCGCGGGCAGCGGCACCACTTGTCAGGGCTTCTCCGACGTTGGACGCCATTGTTTGACCAGCCTGACCAAGCTGCTGCGCAGTCGTTTGACCCACCCCTGCGAGGGATTGCAACGGTTGAAGACGTGCGGCGCGCTCGGTCTGATACCGATTGAAAGCATTTTGATACTCCTGAGAGCCGAGGTCTTGACCAAATCGCTGGATGCCTTTGAGCGTGGCACCCGAGAGCAGGCCACCACGGGCCGCAGCCGAGCGCTCCAGCGCTTTCATGCCTTCCGACATGCGGAACCCGTAACCCGGGTCAGCTTGGAACTGAGACATGCCAAACGGGGTGTACTCGGTTGCCAGCGGCACCAGCTTGTTGAGCGCCTGTTCGCCTGCCTTGAGCCAAGGCATTTGATCTTCGCGTGTTTGGTAGTATTGCTCGTTCTGAAGCTGTGCAGCGCGATCAGCCGCAGCAGCCTGAGTTCCGGCCGCGCTTTTGGCCGCGCTTGCACCGATAAGAGAACTGCCGACAACGGCACCAGCAACCCAAAAAGTCATGGCTGCACCTCGATTTCTTTGTGTTTGACCTGATTACCGAGACTGTACATTGAATCGGGTTCGACCTCAACCAGTTCGGCTTCGGCTTCCTCGACTGTTTTTGACTCGGTGGCGTGGAACGTCATGCAAAGCGTGTCGGTAACTGCATACACCGCCCGCTTTGTCCCGGGTTTACTTTGAAACAAATGAGGCCCGGTGACCTCTTGCGCATTCCCCTCGCCGTCCGTGATCTGGACAGTTCCCGACACGATGAGGTAAAAATGTTCTTTCTTGTGAACTGCACCAACCACGAGCACCCCGGCATGACGAAACACTTCACGGCAGTACATGCCGCCGTGGAAATAGTGTTTTGTCTCGGGTTCGTATTGCGGCAGCTTGGACAACTCCTGCTGCAAGGTTTCCACCTTCTGCCGCATCATCTGCGGCACGGCAACCCCGAACCCTTGACCGTAGGTAACAGTCATGTTCACTGGGTCACCTCACGGCCACTGACGCGCATGTTGATGGCGCTGGCGGTTCCGGCCAGAGTGGAAATGAAATCGCCATTACCCAAGACCTGACCCACCAGTTCCGGGAACGTGTATACCTCGGACGGCTGGAGCGTTTTGGTCTTGGTGATCAAATCAGCATTTCCAGCAGTGCCTGCCGTAGTCACCAAATTCACCGAGATCGTCGCGGCCGTGGCACTGTAATTGGTAGCCGTGAACTTGTCGATGATGGTGGTCACGTTGGTGGCTGTGTACTGGGTTGTTTGGGTGTTCTCGACAGTTTTTGCCGGGACCAGAACTTTGACGGTGACGGTCATAAAAGTTTCTCCTTATACTGCGGTGCCGTCAGTATCACTGGTCGGCAAAGAACCATTGCTGCGCAGAACAGCGGATGCATCAAACCAGACGTAACGAGGTGCGCCAACTTGTGAAGCAGAAATGACACTGGGGTTCAGCCATCCACCCGCAGTAGTTTTCACGGTACCTGTGCTCGCACCGGTTTCAAAACTACCGACATACAAATACGCAGCGTTATCCGATTTAACCGGATAACCAAATGACCCGATGACCCAACCTGTCGTGCTTGCGGCAAGTGAAGGAGTACCGGCATTATCGTATAAATACGCATAGTATCGGGTGTTCGCTGTCAGCCCTGCGGGATTGAAATAAATACCCGATGTGGAAATCTGATGCTCAATCCATTCGCCATTGACCGATGCAACACCCACACCGGTCTGGTTTTTCGGTCCACGCAGTCGCAAAGGAACCGAAACACCTTCGGGTAAGTAAGAAGGAGGTTTCAGATAAACCTCAGAACTGCTTGCAACAATCAGCGTCGCATTGTTTGGAACATTGTCAAACTCCCAACCGTCAAAGCGAACTTGACCGGTGTAGTCAAAGTTTTCCCAGTTGACGTTTCGCACACGGCAGGTGTCAAAGTTGACGTTTGCGCCCGACAGTTTGAACGCCGTGCAGGGGTTATTGCCCGAGGTGGCTCGAATGGTCACACCGTCGATGTCGACCTGATTGATTGTGAAAGAGCCGCCAATGAATTCGCATTGGTTTGTTGCGGTGAAATCATTGTTGTTGTAGAACTGGAGGTTGCGCCCCTTAAACATGTTCACACCGGTCACATACAGACCGCGCTTTTTGCAGTTCTCGAACGTAGTGTTGCGCAGGTCAACTGTTTGACCGAGGCCCGATTCACCTTTGATAAACAGACCCACGTTCTCCGTGCCGTTGGCAAATGCGCAAGACTCCATCACCAGAACCTGACCTTTCCAGATCATGCCGCCCGATGGAGGAGTAGCGTCCGCACTGGTCGTGCCGTTGACTTGGAAAAACACTTCGCGCAGGTATGTATACGAGCCTTCATTACGCCCGGATGTGCCGTCGGCCTTGATGCCCCATCGCGCACACGAATCAATCCACATTTGCGTCAGGCTGACCATGTTCCAGCCGTCGTCGGTGTACAGTCCGTTTGCCATCTCGATGCCGTCTTGCGTCATCTGCTTGATGTAAAGATGGTCCATCTTTACCTCGTAAGCGTTGAGAATGCGAACACCTGTCGTACCAGCAGTGGATGCCGGATTGATGATGGCAAACTCACTGAGCACCGCACCCATTGACGCCGTGTAAGAGCCGCCATGCGTTGCGCTGTCGATGTCAATCAACGGCTTGTTTGCTGCCCGATGGTCGAAGAACGTCAGGTTCATACCATCGCCGACAATCTTCACACCGGCACCAGTGAACCCAAAAATAGCAGGACCGTTGTACGACAATGTGTCATCGATGCGGTAGGTACCGGCGGGGAAGTACACAAAGCGCCCTGCGGCAGCAGTCAACGCATTTTGAGCGGCCGTGGTGATATCAGATGCGGAGACACCGCTGTACGTGTTTGTCTGCACAGCGGTAATTTGAGCAGCCGTCATGAAGTCAAAAACGCAAATTGCATCTCGCAACTTCGACTGGACGGTACGTGCAACCGCGCCCGCACCAGACTGAATAAATCCGACCAAAGATGAGCCATTGGACGCCGACAATGCGCTGTACACCACACTGATGTCGTTGACAGCGCTCAGATTGTCATAGGAACCAATCTGGACATCGTTGGAGTCCTTGAGAACGAACTTGTACGTCGTGGCCTCAGTGAGCCAGATTTGACTGGGGGTGCGACCGGCAGAATCAAGAATGATCGGGTTGGTGTTTGCAACAAGACCGGTGTTTGACGTGTACGTTGCTTGAGGAGTCGTGGTGCCTGCTGCGTAGGTGTACAGCTTTCCGCCAGACAACGGGTCACCGTTGTTGTCGAAAAACTGCCAACCTGCGCCAGCAAAATACGAAAGATAGACAGCCATGTTCTTTCCTTTATGTGAAGTATGTCATTGACACACGAATTTGAGCGTTTGTTGCAATGGCGGTGGCATTGGCATAATTTTGAATGTTCATTGTTGCAGAACTGGCGTTCACCCTACACTGCAACTGAAAGCCTGTCAAAGCGTTCTCCCGACCTGTGCCGTTGGCGATCACTGCACCGTTTGTGAACGGCAAGGTCACATCCAACGACCCAGCACCTGTGCCCGCATTCGTGATGGTGACAGCAAAGTTCACATGCACCACACGACCAATTTTAGTGTAATTGGCCCCTACTAGGGTATAGCTTGTGATGGTTCCCGAACTCGATGTAACCGTGGGCGTCCATGTGCCTTCCTCGTAGTCGTCGAGGGTGTTGGCGTCGGTTGATGGGTCTTGCGTTGCTGGGAAAGAAATGCCAGAGCCGCTGGATGATGCGCCAACGCCGCCAACACCCAGAGTCGTGTTGACAGTTGGTTGACTAGAGCGCATCACAGCACCGGTACCGGTGTTGGCGGTCCAAACAGGTGCTGCACCGTTCGATGTCAGCACATAGTTGCCGGTACCGATTCCCAATCCACTCAGGGAAGTGCCGCCAGAGTAGTACAGGAGGTCGCCCGAAGTAAACCCTGAACGCCCTGTACCGCCATTGGTGGTGATCAAAGTGCCCGCCAGTGTCAGGGTACCGCTAGACGTTACGGGACCACCCGAGAAGGTCAGACCTGTTGTGCCACCAGAGGCGTCAACACTTGTGACCGACCCGTTGCCAGTACCAGCACCGATTGCTGTGCGGAACGTGGCAGCATCCAGCGTCGAAACACTGTTGTCGGCATTGATCCTCATGTATGTAACCGCACTCGGATTTGCCAACGTGAACAAATTGGAGCCGACTGTCGTTGCCCCGAAATTTGTTCGCGCATCGGCGGCTGTTGCTGCACCAGAGCCACCCCGAGCAATCGACAACTGCCCAGTCCACCCCAACGTGAGCGAAGCCGCTGCCAGCAGCGCGTTGGTCGGATTGCCACCCAACGTCAGTGTCACGTTGGTGTCGTCAACTTTACTCAGTGCGGCGGGGGAAACCCATTCCGGTGCTGTCGCACCAGCATTGACCCTGAATACTTGATTAGCCGTCCCAATGCTGCGGAAAGTCGTTGTGCCGGGGGCTGTTTGGTAAGGAACCGCGCCCGCTGTGCCGCCCGCTAAGTTGGTAGCCGTGCCGATTGAAATGGCAGACGGTGCGACATTCTTCCAATACTGGAGATCACTGTCGTACTGAATTAGGTCGTTGTTTGACAGCGTTCCAAACTGCACGTTGGAGTCGGTGCCGCCCAGCACAGAACCTGTCGAAATCCTGACAAACACATCACCCGAGCCTGCGGGGGCAGCGTTAACCACAACGGCAATTGTCGCCTTGACGTTGGGCGCAGTCGGCTGCGTTTTGGTCAGGCCACCGGCCACCGATGGGTTGTAGTACAGAATGTCGCCGTCAGCCCACACTTCACCGATCGGCGCACCGGTGGTATTCCAGCCCCGGACGTGACCAAACGAGGTGACCAGCCCGAACCCGTTGGATGCGATGTTTTCGGCGGCGATGCCCATGATGTATTGACCGTCGGTCAACCCGGTGGCGGGAGCACCCCGAATTACGCCGCTGGCACCCACTGCGCCAGTGAACATGATCAACTGACCCTTGGTAATGGTGCTGTCGGCCTTAATGTAGAAGTATTGCGACTCACCAACTTGCTGAAGCACGTTAGCTGTCATCTGGATACCGAGCGTCGTGCCACCATCCCACGCCACAGTACCCACATCAGGCGGTACACCCTCGGCGGTAGTGTCAAACGTCACCCACGGTAAGTTGGCTTGCTGAAGCGCCGACATCGTACCCAGTTCAGGACGTGTCTGAACTTCAAGGGCTTCGATCTGCTTGCGCAGTTCTGCGATCTGCTCTAGCAGACTTTCGGTAGAAGGTGCTACGTTGGCGGTGGCTTGATTAATCGAGTTGTTGATCTCGTCAACGGTGAGACTCGGCGGTCCTTTTTGCAGGTCGTCGAGTGACACACTGCTACCACCAGAAGTCTGGTACAGCGACAAAAAGAACATGTACCATTCACGCGACACATTGTTGGTGCGAGGGTCGATAAACGCCACACGAGGTGGCGTGATTGGCACATTCAACGGATTAGGCATTCGTCGGACTCACGATCAGTTCTGCACCCACGATAGCGATCTTCACAGGGTCGGTGCCCGAAAGTTCATACACTCGGTCGCGCAGCTTCATGGTCATACCCAAGCGACGCCAGATGGCGCGACGATAGTACTGGCCGATCTTGCCGATACTGACCCAGTGCTCGTTGGACCATGTATGCCCACCATCATCACTCCATCGCAGCATGACCTGTGGGTCGTCACCTTGACCGAGGTTCAATCCCACACCAGTCTCACAATCAAGCTGAAGACTGTGTTGTGCGCTGCGTTTGAGGTTGTTTTGACCGGTGGGCAGTGCTCTCCATGACCGCAACCATTTTTGGATACCGCCATTATCCGAGAAGTCGTCAAGGTCAAATGCGTAGACGTTGCCGTTCAAGTAGTCTCCCACAAGAACATCACCGTTGAAAAACGCTTGGCAGTTGCTGCGGTGACGGGTGAACTCACCATTGGTGAATCCAGCCCTTTCATGCCACGCTTGCGTTGCCACGTCATACACCCAAGTGCGATTGGCCTGCGGGAAAATCAGCACGTAGAAGCTGTGACCGTCCTGCTGGTACGTGTAGCCGATGGCATCCGACATGTTCTCGTATTGCTGAATCTGCCATTCGACGGCGTGGGTCGAAATGCGCTGACCGGTGTAGCCATTGGCCCGGTAAACAATACCCTGACCTCGTGCATCCTTGCCCAGCCAGAACAGACCGTTGTCCATTTTTGCAATTGAATAGGCGGCGGCGCACCCCAACTCGTTGTAAGCACCTTGAATTCGAGAAAGAGGAAAGTCAGCGTTTCCGCTGTTGTACCAGACCTCGACAGAGTTGGTACCAAACACCCACACCTCGCGGTGATCGGCAATGATGCCGACTACGCCATCCGGCGAACCCTCGGCGCTGGCAAAGTCCAAAGGGTCCACACTCAAACCGTCCAGCAGGCTCGTGACCCAAATCTTCTGACTGTTTGGTTCGTTGAACACAAAATAGCCATCAAGGTAGGCCACCGTTACCGCGCCGGGGAAGTCACCATCAGTGATCTGAGAAAACACGTCGGTGGTTGAGTTGTAGATGTAACTAGGTCCGTTGCAAGCCACAAACAACTGAGTTCCGTTGTCAGCCATGCTGACCGACCCGCTGGTGCCCGACACGGTACCAATCGTGGTAACTGCATAGTTGGGGTCAATTCGGTAAAGCGTGTCGCCGCTGACAGCGTATACGTACCCACCAAACTGCCACATTCCGCGAATAGGTCCAGTGCCCACAGCAACTTTCAGCTTGAGGCCCGGAGCGCGGTTCAGAAACGCAGGCTCCTTGCCACCCTCGGGAATGATCTCGGGGAACAAGTTGATCATGCGGTTGTCCGCAGCATTGACACTGCGGGCAACATATGCGGAGCCAAGGATCGGGGTCTTCATCAGAAGTTACCGGCGTAGATGTTGTACCGCTGACGATTTGCCACGATGCCGTAGGGCATGGACATGATGTCGTTCGGGTTGTTGATGCGCTTCAAGTTACGCTTGCTGGTCATGGCGATGCGCTGGACCTGCGGCGACGGCTCGACACCGAACTCGGGGGCGATTTCCATCGCCAAGTTGTACGTGAAAGCCCGCATGTAACCCGGTGGGAAGTGCAACTGCGTTGACAGCGTTGCGGGCTGCGACAGTTCTTGCACCGAGATGAAGTGCCACTCCAAGGTCTGCGTAGGCCGGGGGTAGATGTACATCTCCACGTCGGGAAATGTCTCGTTGACGAAGATCACCTGTGGGAATGTGGAAGTGGCCGTCTTGACCGCGATGCCGTTGTACTGGTCTTGGTTGATGAACTTGATGCCATACGACACGCCGCTGGGGGCGATGTAGTAGGTGGCAGTGTCCAGCAACACGGGGCGGTTGCCCACGAAATCACCAGTGGGACCAAGGGTGCGTTTGATCTCGCCTGAAGGCCAATTGAAGACCTGATCTTGGGTGCAAAACACAGACAGTCGCTCGGTGTTCCACGAGTCAACCATCTGGTCAAATGCGAGAAGGGCGTCTTGACTGGTCGCCGCTGACGGGGTTTCACCCTCGGCCAATACGCCAAGCAGGCGCAGTGCCCGGTTAATTTGATCGCCAGCGGTCGTTGCCATTTCAGCTTCCTTCGGATTCGTCGCTTGCCGAAGTCAGAAAGGATGGGACTTCGTTGGGCTGTTCGATGGGTTGTTCGGTCACTTTGCGGGTGTACTTGCGCTTGGCAGGTGCTTCCTCAACAGGTGCCGCTTCAGCCGGTTTCTCGGCGGGCGTGTCAGGATTGTAGCGCGTCCAGCCAAGTTTTTCATCATGTTCGATTTCTTGCTCATTGATGGCAACTTTGGCACCGTGGATCGGATGTACGAGTACGACGTTCATAAAAATCTCCATGTGAAAACGGGGCCGAAGCCCCGTTTCAGGTCAGCCTAAGAATTAGGCAACGACAGCATACTGCCACTTGGTGCCGTCGGAGATGAACATCTTGCCGAGGCCAGTAGCATTGGTGGTCACACCAATCGAACCGGCAGGAGCGTCGGTCGTGGTGCTGTTGGCTGTAACAGCCGTGTCGAGGAAGTACAGACCTGCGCCAGTCGAGGACAGCAGGATAGTACCACCCAAGGATTTGGCAGCGTTGGTGTTGCCGTCAGAGACTTGATAAGCGGAACCGCCGTTAGGGAGTGCCATGATGATTTCCTTTCAAATTGAGTTCAGAAAAGAGGGGCCGAAGCCCCTCGGTTCAGATTAGCCCCACACGCGGCAGGCCATCTGCGGGCGGATCGTGTTGTAGCCGTACAGAACGTCAACACGGCACGGCATGCGGTCGTTGTTGATGTCGTACTGGCGAACCACACGCAGGCTGATACCGTTGTGAACGGCACGGCTGGCCATGTCCACGCCCTGGGGCAGCAGCAGGTCAGCGGTGGCGAACGCGATGGCGTCACGGTGGTAGGCGATGTTCTGAGCGTAGGTGGTGCCAGAAGCGCCCACGAACACCACAGCTTTACCCGAGGCGGGCAGGCTGTTGACGGTAGCCAGAGCGTTGCTGGCCGAGTAGATCGGAGCAACGGTGATCGTGCCAGCGCCAGAGCCGTCCAGAGTCACATCAGCGGTAGCGACGAACTGGAACAGCGAACCGGTGGACTCGCGGGTCTGGGGGTTCACAGCATAGCAGTCAGCCACGGTGAACACGTCGCCAGCTTTCACGGTGTCGTTGGCACCAGCGCCGGTGATGGCGATGGAGGTAGCGCCTTCGCTCGTCACAGCAGCGGACAAAGTGCCACCGGTGGCGTCGCGGGTACCGCAGGTGAACGACTTGATCGACTGGCTCATGTTCACTTCGTCATAGCCCAAAACCTGCTCGCCCATCATGCCGTTCTTGAACTGACGGGAGATCACGTCGGTGGGGTTGAAGAAGCCGGACAGGCCGTTGACCAGCGCAGCGTTGGCGGCGGGGTTCACGGTCAGGTAGCGCGGCGACATGGTGGCAGCGTTCTCGTTCAGTTTCTGCTGGGCTTGCAGCATCACCAGAGCGGTGGCGGGCGTGGTGCCGGGGGTACCGACGCTGTTGCCGATCTGCTTGAATGCGTTGGCAACGTCAGCGTCCACGGTGGAGGCCAACTGGCTGATACGAGGCTTCAGAACGCGCTCTGCGAAGTCGTCCAACTGCATGGTCAGTTCGGCAGAGGTGAAGTTGATACCAACGTGCTTCTGCGAGGCCACGGTCAGGGTGGTGTACTGTTCGTTGTCGTCCTGAGCTTGCAGGGCGGCACCGTCAGTCACCAGAGCGCGGTCGGGCAGGCGGATACGCAGGGTCGAACCAATCTTTGCACCTTCAACAGCGAAGCTGTCGTCGTACTGGCGGTTCACGTTGCGGGTGATCACGAGGTTGTTCTCCAGAATTTCCAGAGATTTGCGCGTGATCATGTCAATGGTAAGAAGGCTGTTTGCCATGATGATTTCCTATTTAACGGTTGCGGAGTGCCTGAGCCTTGGCGATTTGTCGTTGACGCTCGGCTGCGATCCACTCCGATGCACTCATGGTCTGGACAGACCGAGGATCGGTGGTGTCAGTGACACCGGGGTTCGTTGCACGGGCAGTCACCGGCTTAATCGGTGCTGGCGCAGACGTTGTTTTCTTTTGGGGAGGTTCGGCACTGATTTTGGCCTCAATCTTCCCAATTTCACGCGCTTGCAGGAGCGGCGACAGACGCGAGATTCGGTCAGCTTCTTTCGGATTGCTGCCCAGCCAGTAGGCCAGATCAGGTCCGAGATCGGACGCCTTGATTGTCTCGGCCATCACGTCGGTGATGCGAAGTTGTGGATTGTAGGCAACTTGGTCAAAGTCGTCGTACTTACCACGGGCTTCTTCTTCACTTTCAGCGTAGGCTTCTTCAATCTGAGCGCGTTGCTTTTGGAGTTCACGCTGCGCGATCAGTTCCTCGGCCTTCTTCATCGCCAGTGCTTCCGCATAGGCTTCAGGAGACTCAAACTGGTCAACAGGCGGCAACTCTGACGGCACCGACTGCCTCACTTGCATTTCTGCTTGCTTGGCTTGCTGCTCACGTTCCCACTTACGTTGCTCTCTTGCGAGGCGCTTGCCGATCATCGCATCGAGTTCGGCCTGAGAGAACTTTTTCTCCTCGACTTGTTCGTTGCTCTGGTCAGCGACTTCCGGCGCGTTTTGTGCCTGATCCGTGGTGGCCGTCACCTCGGGGGCTGGCGCGGAGTCTACTTCCGCTAGGTTTTGGACTTCATCAGTCATTTCATGTTCCAAAGGAACCCCGGTCTACTGGGCCGGTACAGTTTGTATTACACACGAATTGTCATTCGTATGCAATGGTGCAGGATACAGTGCCGGAGATCACCACATACAGTCCTTTGTTGGTGTACATACCGTCAAAGAAGTTGTAGTTGGTGCCCGCGACAGGGGTGAACGTGTCGAGAATCTTGGGGTCGGTGTTATCCGAATCCGGCGAATCGTACACGGTGATGGTGGGGGTGCTAGATGCAGCACTCACAAAAATGCCTTTCAGCTTTGCAGCCATCGGTTTGATCTGAGTGCTGGCGCTGATTTGGGTATACGTTGAAGCCATGAGGGTTTCTCCTTATGCGAGGAATTTGAGTTTGTACAGGGTGGACAGATAAACCGCGACGATCTCGTCGATGATGTTCTGAAGCGGGGTGTCGGTTTTTTCACAGACCTCGTACCGCATCTTTTCGACTTCCTTGAGGGAGTCTTCCAAAAACTCAGTGATGTTCGCGGTCTTGCGGGCGTTGCGCAGCGTGATGGGGCCGATCAACCCGTGACGGCCTTGGTAGGCTTCGGCAAACTTGTCGGCCGCTTCGATCACGTCTTCATAGAAATGACGCAGGGCTTTGTGCTTGGAGTAGCTGCGGGTGTTCAGGTGGACGGAATGCGCGACATCCCGAGCCAAGAACAACTCGCCCACGAAATCAGCGCATTTCATTCATCTCTCCTTGTTCAGGCATCTCGGCAGGTAATTCCATCATTGGTTGTGAACCAGTGACCAGATCACCGGTGTCGATGGCAGCAGCGATTGTGCCCATCACGATGTCTTGAATTTGCTCGGGTGTCATGCCAGCCTGCACCGCAGCGATTCGCTTGGTCTCGGCGTCGTATGCCTTGATCTGGTTGGCCTGCTCTTTGATCTCCAAGTCGCGGGCTTCCATGCTCTGCTGGACGTTTTGCAGCATGGCCTGCATGGCCTGCATCTGCTGGGCCATCTGTTCCATCTGCTGATTCGCAGCCACCAGAGCCGGATTGTCCTCGTCGGCCAGCACCTTGGGGTCCAGAGTCTTCTGAAACCGCTTTGCAAGGTCTTGGGCACCGGGCCAGTCCATGTTCTTGACGAACAGGTCACCGGCCACGCTCCACAGTTGCGGGTTGCCCTGCAACAGTTGGGCCATCGACTCCAAGGCTTCCTGACGCTTAGTGGCGTAGCCGGGGCCGGTGATGACACGCACGTCGTACTTGCCGACTGCCGGGTTGTAGATTTTGTCGATCACAACGCCTTCAGGATTGACGATTTTTTTGACCGGCTCCTGCTGCATCGGGTTCATCTTGACGGTCGATGGTTCGCCGTCTTCACCAATGATGCGGGCGATCCGCTCGGTGTCGTAAATCTTGGGGATCAAATCCACCAGTTGACGACCAACATGGCGAATAGCGCGGGCCAGATTATCCACATAGTGATAGGTTCCTACGTCGCCCTCACGCTGACGCGCAAGGATGGCTTTACCAGAACGCTCATTGCTGGTCATGCCCAGCGAAGCGTTGTACTGACCGGTGGCCGACTTGATATCTTCCGATGCACCCGCCTTGGCTTGCAGGAGGCCGCTGGAGGCCATCGGAGGCTGTGCCCGCTGGGGTAGGGGCAGGATGTTTCCCTGACCGTCTGTAACGTCCGGATTGACCTCCAGATACGGCCAGTTCTGGGTGTTGGCGGTCTTCCACTGGGTTTCGTAACCCTCAAACTGACCGCCGTAGCCAATGAACGGGGCTTTGGGGGCCAGCGCCAACATCTCGGCTTCCTGCGACACCCAGTAGTTGTACATGCGCTGGGCGTCTTTGGCGTTGCGCACCAGACCGCTCACGTACAGACGACCATCGACCTCGAACTCGTTGCCGATCACGCGCACCACGGGGATGTACTGACCAGCCCAGTCGCGTTCTTCAAGAATCTCGTAGCCGTTGATCTTGCACCACTTGACGCGCTTGCGATCCGACTGGCGAGAGCGCAGGGGCTTGCCAAACATCATGCGCAGCGACTTGTCTTCGGGGGTGCCGTCAAACGCAGTCACGTTGCCGGGGTACAGGTTCAGCGTGGCCTTGTCGTGCTCGATGTAGAAGTACTCAGCGATGCGGACTGTGTTCTCGTTGAGCCAGTTGCTGATGGACTGATCGCCCACACCCAACGACATCAGGGTCGAGATGGGGGCGGCGTCCGGGTACATGCGCTCGTACTCGGCTTTGGTCAGGTCTTCCGTGATGAAACACCAGCGGGCGTCTGCACCGGTGGGGTCTTGAATCAGCGGGTCCATGTAGACCGAGAAGCTGTTGCGCACTCGGCCGATCTTGATGTCCTGATCGAATGTGCTTTCGTCGCAGTACTCGGTCAGCAGACGGATGTAGCCTTCGCCGTAGGAAACTTGGTTTTCGCAGGCAGTGTCGTAGGCCACATCGGCATCGGAGATGTACTCAATGTGACGGATCACGCCGTTGTAGACCTCGGCCACCTCAACGTCGCCCTTGTCGTCGGCCGGGATCACCTTGATGCCGGGGCGGTTCATCCGCTGTTCGTTGGTGATCTGCTTGACGTGCTGGGGTAGCTTGTTGATGGTCAGCGTGGGTCGGGCGTTGATGGTCTGACCTTGGACCGCGCCACGGGTCTGGAGCACGTCAGCGGGCCACTGCCACTGGTTGTCCGGGGAACCTGCATAGAACCGCAGGTCATCGAGTTCGCTTTCGCGGGTCTCGGACATGGCCGAAATCGCCATCGTCATGCGAGACCGGGCGACGGTCAGGATGTCCTCGGAACCGCCTTTTGACGGGTACGGGCCGTTCTTTGCCACATTCGCTGCGGCCACGATTCCGATGTTGTCTTTCATGCGTCAAATACTCCGAGGGTGTGGGCTTCTCGCATCACGAGCAAGCCTTCTCCCTGCCATTGTAAGTCTTGACCGATGGAATCGCCAAATAGCACTTTATCGCCGACTTTCACGTCTTTGGCATCTGGTCCAGCGGAAATGACAATACCAGTGCCTGTCTGTTTCTGTCGCAGAAGCACAAACAACTCGTGTTTCTCCATGTCTGGACGGACGATCAGGCAGTCTTGCAGGGCTTGAATGTTCATTTTTTGGACTTCATTGGGGCTTTTGTGCCGGACTTTTTGGCGGCTTCGCGCTTAACTGAATACGCGATGGCAACGGCCTGTTTGACCGGTTTTCCGCTGGCAACTTCGGCCTTGATGTTCTTGCGGAAAGCATTTTTGCTGGTGGATTTCACGAGTGGCATGTCAAGACCCCATCCAAGATGTTAAAACGGCCCCGTTTTGGGCATTGCGCCGGGGCACTACGCGATCATTGTACTCCCGATGTGCAACAGGAAATGCGAAAGTCACGGCGATGGCGTCAGCGGCATCCGGTGAGGCCAGACCACGGGCTTTCATTTCCTTCTTGCCTTCCAAGAATATGGTGCCCGCAGAGTTGGGCTTCTTCATCGGCCCGACGAGATCGGCCTTCAAAAGCCTGTCCTGCGGCAAACTGGCCGACTTGAGCCAATCGCGCATGGCTCCCCAAATCTCGGCCCTCTTGTTGCCCCACATCACGGGGTTCTTGGCCTTCCAGCCAAAGTTGACCCCGCGCACTTTGTACTTCTGCTCGGTCAGTCTGTCAAGGATGCCATACCCGAGGCCACCCTCGTCGATCACCGTGAGTGCTGGCCGGTACTCTTCGATGGCGTCGATGACGTGACCCACGGTGGTCATGGTGTCGTCACCTCGGAACCGCTTGATCGCCACAATGTCACGCCCTTGGCGCACGGCGATCACGGTGCTGTCCATGCCGCCCCGGGCCGGGTCCACGCCGATCACGATGGGTGCGGTCATGTCCTTGTACTTGGGGCGCTTCATGGCGTCATCGACAAGATGCGGCGCGATGAACTGGTCTTGGCCGGACTTGGGGAAATCCCCATAGACCTCGACCCGGGCCTCGTCGGAGTCCTCGCCGTACTCCTCGATGATCTGCTGGTAGATGGTCTTGTCGGTGCCCTCGACTGTGCGGGCGTCGATCTTCTCGGACTCCCAGAAATCCCGCTTGTTACCGTCCACGGCCTCGTAGAAGTACCCGGTGTTGCGACGGCCGTTGGAGAACGCGAACCAATACCGGTCAAGAATGTTCTCCGTAAAGAAGCCCGCCGCCACGGACCAGATGCTGTCCGGGATACCGCTGGCTTCGTCGAAGATCACCATCATGCCGTCCATGTTGTGAACACCGGCGTAGGCGTCTGGGTTCTCCTCGCTCCACAGTTTACCCTCGGCACCCCAGTACCGGGTGCCCTTCTTGAGGTCCCGCTCGACCAACTCGGTCAGCCATGCGGCCGGGTTTAGGCTTGTGGCCGTCGGCTCCCACCAGTGGGCGTTGATCGCCATCGTGACCCACTTGGTGAGTTCACCCCACGTCACTTTACGCAACTGGTTCTCGCTGTTGGCCGACACGATGACAGACGACCCGATCCGGGTGGTCAGCATCCACAGGATTAACCACGACACGAGTGCGGACTTACCGACACCCCGGCCGGACGAAACAGCCCTGCGCAGCGCATCAATCAGATCACCCTCGGTCAGCTTGCCCCGGTTCTCTTTGATGAAGTCCCGTATCCGACGCAGCGTCCTGCGCTGCCACGCTCGGGGTGCCTTGAAGTGCTCGAGGGGTGTGTTCTTCTGCCCCCACGGGAACGCGAACAGCACGAACGCCTCGGGATCGTCCTTGATCGCGGGACTCCACAACTGCGACATCAGCAGTTGCTCCTCCTCTGGCGAGTAGCGCATCTTCTGCATCAGTCATTCTCCAATCTCGGGGTCACATCGACCACATCGGCTTCAATCACCCGGGCCTGAGCCTGCGCCAGCGCCTCAGTGATCGAGATCGTCCCGCCCACCTCAATCTGCTTGGTTTCCCCGTACCGCTTCCGGTTATGCGCCGACATGAGCCACTTGCGCGTGTCGATGCGCAGCTTGTCGCGGTTGACGGTATCACTCGATGACGGGTCAATCGCTTCGACCCCATCGGCAATCTCAAGAATCTCCCCGGCAAGGAACTCGGTGCGCATCTCCTGCGCTTCCTTGAATCGCTCGTGGCGTTGGGGGTCGCGCTTGACCCAGCGCAGGAAGTCCTCATACGAGATGATGCGCGGGTCGTCTTCGATCAGGGATTGCAGGGAGCGGCCCCGATAGATGTCCTCGATGACACGCTCGAAGATTTGCTCATATTCGAGGTGCAGCAGTTCTCTCGCGGCCTTGGTGGGCCGTGGGGGCTTGGGGTCTGGGCACGACAGCCAGTTTGGGAGTGGGGTTTCACCGGTGACAACCGTGCCTACGAACTGGGGGTTTCCTTGTTCCATAGTGATCCGTAGTGTAGTTCATTGATTCTGGTGATGCAATGCACCCATTGGGTTTTTGATTTTTGAAAAAATTTTCACGGGTTCTGTGATGCCGCCCCGCCAGTGACCC